GTCAATTCAGAAAATTGAACTTCAAGCCAAAGAAGGCAAGATAGGATAAACCATGTCTAATTATTCAAAATCCACTAACTTTGCAACCAAAGATAATCTCTCGCCTGGCAATCCTCTAAAGATTGTTAAGGGTACTGAGATTGACACAGAGTTTAATAACATTGCTACTGCCATAGCAACAAAGACAGATAACTCCTCTGCCACTATTACTGGTGGTACTATAAATGGTGCGGTTATCGGTGGAACTACTGCCGCAGCAGGTACTTTCACTAACCTTACTGTTAGCACAGCAGCAACGATTGCTTCTGCCGCCATCAGTGCAGGAACAATCAATGGCGTGGTGATTGGTGGTTCATCTCCGCTTGCTATTACTGGCACAAACATCACTGCGAATACAGGATTTAGTGGCCCATTGACAGGTGCAGTGACAGGTAACGTAACGGGTAATTTGACAGGAAATGTCACGGGTAACGTCACAGGTAACGTAACTGGCAATCTAACAGGCAATGTGACTGCGGCTTCTGGCACTTCTACATTCAACAATGTGACCATCTCTGGCGCATTGGACATGGATAGCAGTACATCGGCAACCATTACTGGTTTGGCAAGCCCCACAAACGATTCTGATGCGGCTACCAAGGGTTATGTGGATGCACTAGCCCAAGGTATTGATGCCAAAGCCTCTGTTGTTGCGGCTACCACTGCAAACATTACTTTGTCTGGCGCACAAACCATTGATGGCATCTCGATTGTTGCGGGTGATCGGGTCTTAGTTAAAGACCAATCTACCGCCTCACAGAATGGTATTTACTTATGTGCTTCTGGTTCATGGACTCGCACAACAGATGCTGATACTTATGCTGAGTTGGTAGCGGCTTTTACCTTTGTTGAAAAAGGCACAACTAACGCTGACTCTGGCTTTATCTGCACAATAGATGCAGGTGGAACACTAGGTAGCACATCGATTACATGGGCGCAGTTCTCAGGTGCGGGTCAGATTACTGCGGGTGATGGTCTTACAAAGACAGGTAATACTCTCAATGTAGGAACTGCATCTTCTAGCCGTATTGTTGTCAATTCGGACAACATTGATTTGGCTACTTCTGGCATTTCAGCAGGCACTTATCAATCTGTTACTTTTGATGCTTATGGTCGTGCTACGGCAGGAACGAATCCTACGACGATTGCTGGCTATAACATTACAAATGCTTATACCAAAACTGAAATAGATTCGATCTTTGGTTCGACTACTGCGGCAGCTACTTCCGCTTCTAATGCGGCAACAAGTGCTTCAAACGCTTCAACAAGTGCCTCTAACGCTTCTACAAGTGCAAGCAATGCGGCTACAAGTGAGACCAATGCGGCAGCGTCATACGATGCTTTTGATGACAGATATTTAGGTTCTAAGTCTTCTGCTCCTTCTGTAGACAATGATGGAAATGCTCTCCTAACGGGTGCTTTGTACTGGAATACAACAGTAAGCACTCTTTATGTGTGGACAGGATCGGCTTGGTCACAAGCGGCATTTACCGCAGGTGGTTTCTTAGTTAACACTAATAACCTATCTGATGTATCTAATACTGCTACTGCTCGGACTAATTTAGGTCTTGCTATCGGTACTAACGTACAAGCCTATAACGCTAATACAGCAGTTACCAACTCTGCACAGACCTTTACTGCTACTCAGACTTTCTCAGGCTCATCATCAGCTACTGCTATTGTTTTAAACGATGCAGCAGAGGTAGCTACAGTATCAGCAACTGCGGCTACAGGAACGATTAACTACGACATTACCACTCAGTCAGTCTTGTATTACACAAGTAACGCAAGTGCTAACTGGACAGTTAACTTCAGAGGCTCTAGCGGTACTTCATTGAACACTTTGATGAGTACAGGTCAATCAATGACTGTAGCTTTCTTGGTGACTCAAGGCTCTACTGCTTATTACAACTCTGCTGTGCAAGTTGATGGCACTACATCTGGTGTGACGACACGTTGGTTAGGTGGTGCGCCTACTGCTGGAAATGCTAGTGGTATTGATAGCTATCGTTATTTGATTATCAAGACAGGCAGTGCAACATTCACAGTCTTGGCAAGCAACACACAATTTAAGGCTTAAACCATGCCATTACAAGCAACTTCTGGTGCGGCTAGTTACGATGCCTTTGGTGGTGGTGTGGCTGTTGTTCCTAACTACATTGAGGAAGTTTTTTCTTGCTTTTTATATACAGGCAATGGCTCTACAGGTCAATCAATTGTTAATAACATTGATTTATCAGGTAAAGGTGGGTTGGTTTGGTGTAAGAGTCGCAGTAGTTCAATAAGTCATGGTCTATCTGATACTGTCACAGGACGAACTAAGGCACTTAGAACTAATAACTTTGCAAATCAAGTCACAACAAATGATTCTATAACTTCATTCAATAGTAATGGGTTTTCTCTTGGGACTGACTTAGATACAGGATGGTTTAACACTAACTTAGCTAACTATGTTTCATGGACATTCAGAGAGCAACCAAAGTTCTTTGATATTGTGACTTGGACAGGCAATGCTTCTAATCGCACTATTGCCCACAGCCTTGGCTCTGTACCTGGTTGTATTATTGTGAAGCGTAGAGACGATGACGCTAATTGGCAGGTTTACCATCGTTCATTAGCAAACACAGAATATCTTGTTCTAAACACTACAGACGCTAAAGCAACTGGAACAACAAGATGGAATTCAACAACTGCTACAGACACAGTTTTTTCTATTGGCACTGACGCAACTGTCAATGCTTCTGGTGGCACATACATTGCCTACCTATTCGCCCACAACGCAGGAGGCTTTGGCCTAACTGGTACAGACAATGTGATTTCGTGTGGGTCGTTTACGACTAATGGTTCTGGAAATGTATCTCAAGTCAGCCTTGGGTACGAGCCTCAATGGGTTTTATACAAAACAACTGATGTATCGGACAATTGGCGACTTGTTGACTCAATGCGTGGTATGCCAGTAACAGCACCAACTGGAGAGCCTGTATTAAAACCAAATTTGTCTGACGCAGAGCAAGCAGATGCTGGTGTTGTTGTTCCTAATGCAACTGGTTTTTCTATCAATGGTGGTTCTCCATCTTTCACCTACATCTACATAGCCATTCGCAGAGGCCCGATGAAAGTGCCTACGAGTGGGACTAGTGTTTATCAAGGTGTTGCAAGAACTGGAACATCTGCTAACGCTACAGTTACAGGGGCTGGTTTTGCACCCGACTTAACTGTAATTGCAGGTCAATCAAATAGTAGTGGTAAAACATGGACAGATAAATTAAGAGGCCCAAACAAAGCATTACTTTCTGCTTATGACAATGCTGAACAAACAACTACTGATTGGGTTACAGGTTTTACTAATACTGGTTTTACACTTGGTGCGGATGCGGCTGGTGCAGATTATGTAAATAAAAGCCCTAAAACATACATAAATTGGATGTTTGGTCGTGCGCCATCTGTATTTGATGAGGTTTGCTATACAGGGACAGGAGTAGCAAGGACTGTTACGCATAACTTAACTGTTACGCCTGAGTTAATGATTGTGAAAAGCAGAGGGACAAATGATTGGGCTGTATATAACAGCACATCAGGCGCAACTCAAGCAATGTATTTAAACGGCACAACTGCCGCATTTACTAATAGCACTTTTTGGAATGATACAGCACCAACTTCAACTGTATTTACAGTAGGAACAAGCAGCCGAACAAATGAAAGTGCGATTAACTATGTTGCTTACTTATTTGCCTCTTGTGCAGGTGTTTCCAAATTAGGCTCATACACAGGCACAGCCACTACAAAACAAATCGACTGTGGCTTTACAGGTGGGGCGAGATTCGTCCTCATTAAAAAAACAAGCGGTACAGGGTCGTGGTACGTCTGGGATAGTGCTAGGGGTATTGTGTCAGGAAATGACCCCTACCTTTTATTGAACTCTACAGCAGCTGAAGTTACCAACACAGATTACATTGATACTTATTCGGCAGGTTTTGAAATTAGTTCAACAGCCCCATCAGAAATCAACGAAAATGGCGGTAGTTTTATCTTTTTGGCGATTGCCTAGACATGAAAAGCGGAATCTATCATATTAAGAATATTGTCAGTAATGGCATATATTTTGGTCGCTCTGTTGATGTAGCGGATAGGTTGAGCCATCACAAGCATCAATTAAAGCGTGGTGTTCATGTTAACAAGCGTTTGCAACATTCATGGAATAAACATGGTGAGCAATCGTTTGAGTTCAAGATGATTTGGGAAGAAACTCCAGATAAGTTAGAAGAATTAGAAGGCTTTATTCTTGAGACTGTTTGGGGTAATGAGAGATTGTTTAACCATCACAAACTGTCTGCTGGTGGATTCTTGCCAAACAATAAACTAGGTTGTTTTACAAGGTCAGAAGAAACCAAAAAGAAATTAAGCGTTGCTTTTAAAGGTCGTGAATTTTCTGAGCAACATAAGCAAAAGATTGCAGTAGGTAAAACTGGTTTAAAAGCTAGTGATGAAACTAAAAAGAAAATGTCAGATAAAAGGTCTGGTAAAGCTAGACCACAATCATGGCATGACAAGATGGCTGAATATAGGGAAAACAACCCAAACCCTATGCAAGGCAAGATTAGCCCTATGAGAGGAAAGAAGTTCCCTACTATTGCTTGTGAGCATTGTAGTAAGGAGGCCTCAAAAGGAAATTACTTACGCTGGCATGGTAACAATTGTAGGAGCAAGTCATGCAAATCAGAGTTAAAGCTACAGGCGCGGTGATGTACGAAGCAGAGTTTCGCGCATACATTAAAAGCACAAGCGGTGCATCGTGGGATCGCACAACTGACGAGATACTTGAGGAGCTGGGTGCTGATGTAGTCTTTGAAGGCGCACAAGCCATTGGCGGCACAGTGTATCAATACAGTCAGCGTGACGGTGTAGAGGAAGTTGGTGGTAAGTGGTATACAAAGTATGTTCTTGCACCAGTGTTTACTGACAACGAAGATGCTACAGCGGCAGAGCAAGAGGCTACCTACAAAGCCATGAAGGATGCAGAGCAGGCAACGTCTGTACGCGCCTCACGCAGCGACAAGCTCAAGGATAGCGACTGGACACAGGTAGCTGATGCACCTGTAGACAAAGCAGCGTGGGCTACCTACCGTCAAGAGTTAAGAGACATCAGCGCACAGGAAGGCTTCCCTTGGGCTGTAGAGTGGCCTACGCAGCCAGAGTGAGGTGAGCTATGGACATCGAAGAAGGCGCACTGCGTAGAATTATAAGAGAAGAAATGAAATCAGCTCTAAAAGAAGTTGGCTTACATGACGAAGAAGCTGGTGACGATGTCCGACAGTTACGGAGTTTGCTAGACGATTGGAAGGGTATGAAGACAACAGTATGGCAGACGATAGCTAGAGCAGGTACGTTGTTTGTCTTAGGTTTGTTAGCTCTAGGTACATGGAATAAGATAAATGGAGATAGTTCACAATGATTAAGAAGATTAAAGCAGCTCTATCGCTGATGAAGGCAGGGAAGGTTGTTGCTAACCCAGCTAAGTGGAAGGCTAGGCAGATTGAGACATCTGCATTAGTAGCTGCTCTGTGGGCTTTTGTCAACGCGTCTTCAGCATTTGGTTTAGAGATTCCAGTCAATGCAGAGATTATTGATGGTGTTGCTGTCGCTATGCTTGCTATCGTTAATGTCGTGCTTACAGTTACCACCACAGATAAGATCGGCGTGTAGTGTTAGTGTCACCCCACAAGTTGAATTAGTCTTAGATGCCCCTATGTTACTTGATAAAGCTAACATAGTGGGTATTAAGCTAGAGACTAAATGTGTTATTCAGGAGTTATTATGAAGCTACTCAGTATTATCAGAACCATTGTCGCTCTGCTCCCTATGTTGATTGAAGCTATTAAAGCTGCTGAAGCTGCTATACCTGGTAACGGTAAAGGTGAACAGAAGCTGGTGTTGGTTAGAGGTATGCTACAAGCAGCCTATGAAGCTGCTACAGATGTTGATGGTACGTTTGAAGAAGTATGGCCTGCTATCAGTAAAACCATTAGCACTGTTGTAGCCTCTTTTAAAGCCGCTGGATTGTTCAAGTAAGGAACTGACATGGCTCTACCAGAAATAGTTGTTACAGCCCCTAGAACACCTACATGGAGTGTTATAAACCCCACAGACATTAGAGGCGGTGGTGGTGGTGTCTATGATAGTTTGTTTGGTGGAATTGTCCCTGACTTCTCCACAATGGACTTAAACTTAGACCCTACAGGTATAGCAGCTCCTGAAGTAGATCAAGCTGTGTTAGATGCTTTTTTAGCTGAGAATGGTTTTACCTTTAACTATGATCCTAAGAAAGATAAATCAGCACAGGCACAGTTTGTAGAGCAACTAGCAGACTTCCAAGCAACATTAGCTGAGAAGCTCAGGACAGGTGCTATAACACAAGAGGAGATGGCTCAGTTATTAACAGCAGCTCACAGCAGCGTAGGTGTTGATGTTGTTCTAGACCCGTCTAAGATGACTGATAGACCTAGTGAGTATGGTGTTAGAACAGATGAAAGACAAACACTAGCAATCCCTACACCAACATTTACACAGACCAGTGCTGCTCAACAAGCTGCTGCACAGGCTGCTGCACAAGCCGCTGCACAAGGTGCTATCAGCGATGCTGTTGGTAGTATAATGAATCAACAGACAGCAGGTGGTGTTAGTGCTTTAGGTGGCGGCGGTGGCGGTGTTGTTGTTGGAGACACCATTGTATCACTAGACCCTGATGCAGACTTGTTTGGCACGAACACAGGATTAGAAGGCGCAGGGTTTGATGACGCTGTAGGTACTGGTGTTGGTCTTTTAGGAGGCGCTGCTGGAACTAACCCTGATGGTACTCCAATATTAGAGGGTGCTGGAACATCCACTGTACTAACTCCACAGCAACAATGGCAGAATGTATTAAATGATCCTAACGTAGACGTTGCAGGTGCTGTAGCCGCTGCTGAGTTAATCTTTGGTAACTCTCCAGAGGGTGTAGCCGCTGTTGCTGATGCAGCTAACAAAGCTAATGTCAGTGCTGAAGAAGTAGCAACTGCTTCAGGGTATAACATAGCTGATATCATAGCTGCTGCTGCGTCTGTCGGTGTTCCATTCTTGTTAGATAAGAAGACTGCTGCTACACCAACACCTACACCAACACCTACACCAACACCTACACCAACACCTACACCAACACCAACACCGACTCCAACGCCTACGCCTACGCCAACACCTACGCCTACGCCTACGCCAACACCTACACCAACTCCGACACCTACACCAACTCCGACACCTACTCCGACTCCAACTCCGACTCCAACTCCAACGCCAACTCCAACTCCAACGCCAACTCCAACGCCAACTCCAACGCCAACTCCAACTCCGACTCCAATAGTCACTAATGGCACTAACGGCACTGACGGTAAGGACGGTAAGGACGGTGGTGATGGCGGTGACGGTAAAGATGGCAATGACGGCAATGATGGTAAAGACGGTAAGGACGGTGCGCCAGGGTTGTTCTCAGCAGCGTCTATAGTTAGTGACTTGTTTGCACCAGAGTTATTTAAATCATCAGCAACACTAGCTCCTGAAGTTAACACACTCTTTGGTGCTTTTAGAAGGAGTCAAATGCAATGATATATATAGATATTGTTAATAATGTACTACGCAGGTTGCGTGAATCAGAAGTACAAACAATAGCACAGACATCCTATTCAAAGCTCATTGGTGACTTTGTTAATGATGCTAAGACTATCGTTGATAGTGCTTGGCGGTGGTCACAGTACAGGGTTGAAATAGCATTCAACACAACTAACACTGTAGCTACATATTCTTTGACAAACAGTGGTGTTAATCCTGTTGTTGTTAATGCTTTGAATGATACTAATAACATCTTCTTAGAATACAAAAGCCCTACATGGTTTGAACAACAAACAAAGCTACAAGACATTGTTTATGGTGTTCCAGCCTACTACACCTTTGCAGGTGAAGATGGTGGTGGTGATGTTATTGTTAAAGTATACCCAGTGCCTGATGCAGCTTATGCCCTAGTGTTTAATGTCATTAAAGACGCTGTAGACCTCACCATTGAAACAAGTAGTCTACCTATACCTCACCAACCTGTGATTCAACTAGCCTTTGCTATGGCACTGCGTGAGCGAGGGGAGACAGGTGGACAGAGTGCAGCAGAGCAGTTTGGAGTAGCAGAGGCTTTCTTGTCAGATGCCATAGCCTTAGACGCTGCTAAGAACCCTGAAGAACTTATCTGGAAGACTGTGTAATGGCTCAACAACTACAGAGTATTAACATATCAGCTCCAGGCTTTGCTGGCATTAATACACAGGATAGTCCTATTAGCTTATCCCCTGTCTTTGCTGCTATTGCTAACAACTGTGTTATTGATAAGTTTGGTAGAGTAGGAGCTAGACAAGGGTTTACATTAGAGACAACAACTACCAACAGTAATCTTGGTAGTTCAATAGGCATAGAGTCTATCAAAGAATATAAAGACTCTGCTGGTGTCTCTGCAATCTTCACAGCAGCTAACAACAAGATACTCAAAGGTGTTGCTACGTTAGTTGATAAGACTCCTGCTAGTTACACCATCACTGCTAACAACTGGCAGATGGTTAACTTCAACGACAGGATGTACTTCTTCCAGCGTGGCTACGAACCTCTAGTGTACATTGGCTCTACAGATGTCCTAGCTAAGATGAGTAGCGTATCAGGAGCAGCAGGAACACCACCACAAGCTAACACAGCTATTGCAGCCTACGGTAGAGTATGGTGTGCTGACTTCGCTGCTGATAAACACACAGTGTATTGGTCAGACCTGCTTAACGGAAGTATCTGGACAGGCGGTAGCTCAGGTAATATTGACATCTCTGAAGTATGGCCTGACGGGTATGATGAGATTGTCACCATGACAGCTCACAACGGCTTTCTAATCATCTTTGGGAAGAAGTCTATCCTGGTCTATGCTGGTGCTGAAGACCCAGCGACAATGGTCATAGCGGACGTTATAAACGGCATAGGATGCGTTGCTAGAGACAGTGTACAACACACAGGTGCTGACATATTGTTCTTAGATGCTACAGGTGTTAGAAGCCTCGGTAGAACTATTCAAGAGAAGTCTGTACCTATTGGTGACATCAGCAAGAATGTTAGAGATGAAATTAAAGACTTAATAGCTATATCTTCACAGCCTATTAAGTGTCACTACAGCCCTGAGAATGCTTTCTACTTAGTTACCTTTAGAAGCTCTTCGATTACTTATTGTTTTGATACACGTAGACCTCTAGAGGATGGTAGCTACAGAGCTACAACATGGACAAGCTTAGTACCGTTGTGCTATGAAAGAACATTAAGTGGTATACTATACATAGGTACTTCTGGTGGTGTTGGTAAGTATCAGGGGTATAGAGATAACACATCACCTTACCTGATGAGTTACTTTAGTCATCCGTTAACCTTTGATAATCCTTCTAACTTGAAGTTCTTGAAGAAGGTGTCATTGATTACCATCGGAGGTACTAGCAGTAACGGTATCCTAAACTGGGCTTATGATTATTCATTAGCATACAGCAAACAAGCATTCTCGTTTGTGTCAAGTCTTAATCCCGCTAACTATAACATTTCTGAGTTTAATACAAATGCTGAATATACATTC